TAACGACAGTTCGTCGGCGGCTGTGCGCCACCGCCAAAAAGAACCATCTGACTTGAGTACGGCTGAGACGCGCTAAGCGCTCCACCGTTAAACCAGATGTTACTCAGAATATCTAGCCAGTTCACCTGATCTGAATTGGCATAGAACTGACCTAGCAGTCCAAAGGCACCAAACATAACGCAGCTGTCAACTACTACACGAGCTGTCGTCGAACCTATATGATGCGTGTAGAAGCAGTGCCCTAGCGGACTGTGATCTACTCCGGCATTGTAGTTTATGCACCCGTACATCTCGAATTTGTCGCTGTTAAACGCACCAGTATTATTCTCAATGTTGTTCTCCGTGTCGTGAACAATGCAGTGAATTAGCTTGCAGCCGTTTCCAAACCCGCTGCCCGCGTCTAAGCCTCCGTTAGTTTGTGTGTTGACGTTTCGACTTACCCAGCCGTTATCGTAGAACTCTACTCCCCAAATCCAAGTATAGTTACAGTTCAGCTTGATAACGTCTGACGCACCTGCGGCGTTGTTGATAAGCTTTGGAAGCTCGTCTTGATAAGCTCGAAAGACGACTTTCTGGTCTATGTTATCGACTCCCGTTCCTACCAGTCCAGACACTGCGCTTCCAAACGTCCACGGTCCAGCACCTGCGTTATACGTCCCGCCTCGTAGGGCAATCTTCTTACCAGGTACTATGGCTCCTCCAGCCCCACCGAGAGCATAGGAAAGCGACCACGGATCGCCTATCGTCCCAGCACCCGTTCCACCGGTAGGAGATACATAGAAGTCAAATCCGAACGGAGGTGGAGGAGCAGGCGGAACTGGAACATTCCGTCTGCCCCTTGTGTAGATAAGAGTTGCCCCCTGAGGCACTACTCCTCGAACCAGAAGCCGACAGTCGCGTTTACCGCCTGCGCAGCCGTTATCCTGATTCGCCAGAAGGCGCTCACGCCAACGAGCACGTAGTCCCTCTGCTCAAATGGCACCTGGACACCTCCCGTTGGCGGAATACGCCAGGTATCGAGTACCGTTGTCCCAGTACCCTCCGCCGTCGCTGTGTGCTTGACTGTAGACACGGCGGCAACGCCCGCTACGTCTACAGGGTTGGCTGCTAGCGTAGTTCCCGTGATACCTGCTGACGCTCTCAGCAGCTCGATCAAGGCGGGCGTGTTGGCCGAGCTCGTACCATCGAACGAGGCCCACCACCCACATATCCAGGCACGTCGAGTTGCGGCCGTTTGGATCTCAACGACCGTTTTCGCGACACCCGCGCCTAACGCGATGTCGGCCTTTGTCCAGCGATAGCGCTCAGCCATTGCGTCCCCTTTCGTCGTACAGTTCGCCAACTTGTTTGACTACAGTCTCTACCCCCTGTGTACGCAGCAGGACCGATGCTAGTGCCTGATCCTGCGTTCTCAGAATCGCCCTGATTTCCCCCATCTCCCTTACCAGGTCCAGCCGATGCCTTAGCAGATCTTTCGACTGCCCAGTAGTTTCCTGTGCGAGCGTCTCTAGCATTTTCGTTATTCCCTCTCGCCAAGCCTGCGCTGCTCCTAGTGCCGCTTGCACAGCCTCGAACAGCTCATCAGTCGACCGACGATGAGGACGTGGAGTACTCCCGTTCCTTGATCGAATTAGCCTCACTAGTCGCTCTACGCCTACCCCTAACACTCCTAGAACTACGACTACTGAGACTATGACAGTCGCGATCTTCTCGATGTGGTCTACTTCCACGGGCCTGCGCCAGGCCAGATGTAACACGAGGATAGATCACTCATTAGACTGCCTCGACCATCACGAGCAGCCTAAACACCCTGTCGGCCAGTTCGACAGATGCACTAGACAATCTCAGCGCCAGGAAGGACGGATTCGCTACGATGATACACTTGAGCGCGGCGACCGTTACATCAGAACCGCCGGCTGAGAGATTTACCCAGTCGCCAGCTGACGGAGTGTTAACAGGCGCGACCTGAACCGTAACGGTCCCAGTCAGCGCTGCCGGGCCGAAGAACGATATCGCGTACGAGCCGCCGAACGCTATCTTCCCATCGTTGCCGGAGATAACGTTGCTAAGCTGCGCCCCATTCAGGATAGTTAGATCAACGGTCCGGTGGATGTGCCGAGCCATTTAAGGTCATCTCCACGGTCGTGGGAAGTGATTCGGTAGCTCTACTACCGTCCTTAATGACCCGATAGCGGACCCATTCGCCTACTTGAAGCAAGACAGGTCCATCTGAAAGTGAAATCACGAGAACTCCGTCACCGTTCGTTCTCTCCACTTCCAGATGGACTGTCTCACCTTTCCCTATGGGACCGGCGGCGATAGCCCGCTCGTTGCCTTGAGCTGGCTGCCACTCGCCTTCCCACGAGCCTTTCACTCCAACAGCTAGGAGCCTTTTCACAGGCGGAATCCCTCGCCCGAAATTGTCACTTGTACAAACCTGTACAAGTTGCCGATCAGCTCAGCTCTGGATCGTCGCTGAGGTACCAGAGATCGTAGTCGTTCGTCCCGTTCGGCGCAGCCGAAGGAGCATACGTCCCCCTAGAATCGGCTGCAGCGGCTGACGACTTCGCTACTAGCACGCCAGTTACTACCAGCGCGCCGATAGCGATCTCCTTCACTGCCGCTCCAGTACCAGCCAGAGCACCGTTCACGTCCAAGCCGAAAACTACCCCATCTCCGATCGTGTTCGTGTTCGCCGAGGCGTCTGTCGCCGCGGTGATCGTGATCTGAGTGATCTGCTTGAACGCTTTCGCCCCCGTGAACGTCTTGGACGTAGTACCAGCGGTGACTGACCAAGCTTCAGTCATGTCCCTGCCGTACACGTCCTTGCCTGTGATTACGCCACTCTCGGCAACAACTGCCGAACCATGAGTTACCGTAATCACCACGTTCCTCGGATACAGCAGCACCAACACCTTGCTCCCTGCCGCGCCCGTAACGAGCGTTCCATCGAGTCCCGGCGAGGAGTTCGGCGTCAGTGTGATCGTTGCCGTATTCGGACCTGCCAGCGATGTCCGAATGTCGTTCAGCGCCGCAGTCGTCGGGTCAGTCCATCGCTGGTGATACACGATCGACGCACCACGGGAGAAGCCCCGCACGTTGAAAGTGCGGTTCGAGATGTAGGGGTATGCCCCTGAGCCTTGTAAGGTCATGGAGTCACCCCCTTAGACGCCCGGAGAGCCGTACACGCCCCTCCAGTCGCCGAAGCCAGCACCGTTGCGCCGAGTGAGCTTGAACTTCGCATCACCCGTCTCGAAGTCGTCCGTGTTCGTCATCGTCGGCGCACGGCGATCGAAGTAGTTCATGTCGTGGTTGTCTGCGACAACGTACCACGCATCCGGATCGGTGAGGTAATGACTCAACATGGGGCTGAGCCCTTCCCTCGCCAGCTGGTTGATGTCGTTCTGATTGCCGCCTGGCAGAGCCTGGGACTTTAGGATCTGATTGACGATCCAGTGGTCCCCAATCGAGTAGACCACCCACTTCGGGATGAACATAGCCGGAAGGCCTGCCTCATCCGCAAGTGCGTGGAAGTTCTCGAGAGCTGCCTGGACAGCAGGAAGCGAGATGTCCGTATCGGCCCCAGGCCTGTTCGCCTGAGTCAGCCCACGTAGAGTCACGTGAGCCGTCGAGAGCAAGCTGACTCCGCTCTCAAAGCCGTTGAACGTGGTGTCGAAGGCGTTGTTCAACACCGAGTGCGAGACGACCTCGAAGTTGTTCCTCGCCGAACGGCCGAGAGCCTTGGACATCTTCGCTCCCATGATGCCGTAGAGATCGTCCTCCATCATCTCCTGCGTGATTCTGAAACCGAGCCCGAAGGTCGTCCAAATGTAGCGCTTCAGGATACCCTGGATGGCGTCCTGATACGTTACTGGTCCACCTTCGGCCTTCGTGATGAGAGTCCCGAAGCCCGCGATCGGGAAGTCCTCCTCGTAGGCTTTCTGACTCTTGTTCATGTTGACCCAGCGATTGCCCTCGGTTGGCCTTTCCTTGTACGTCTCGAAGACAATCTTTCGGAACCCAGGCGCCAGCAAGTTGGAAAAGGCGCCACGGACCATAACCATAAGTAGCTCCTTTCCTGGCTAGCTGACGACAGCCTGGCCTTGAAGGTTTGCTGGCTTGAAACGAACAAAGAAAATCCCGTTAGGGATGTCGATGTCCACGATGATCTCGCGAGAGGTACCAGCGGTCTTGCTGGTATCGCACTGCCAGAAGGCACGACCACCTGAGGTGACTCTCGTGAGGCCAGCTGCCCTCGTTACGAAAGCCAGCGACGGGGTCGTCGTGCTGCTCAGCCCCACGATCACGTCGGGTGCCAATACCGCTACGGGGCCCTTGTTAGCCGCGTATGGAAGAGGCGACCGACCTGACAACAACACGGAAGCAGGTGCGTTGCCGAGATTCATGCCCATGATGAGGGCCGGATCAGCGCCGCAAATCTTCACAGTGTTGTCAGCCGTATCGAAGAACACAAACTCGCCAGGCTGCGACGCGTCCGTGCTCAGGAACGTAGCCTCGTACACTCGAGGCTCTTCGATAGGGCCAGCGTGGGCAAGAAAAGCTGGGAATTGAGATGCCACGTGTCCCCCAGTTCTACTCGTCCACCAACAGGCGGCTCAGCGGGATGTCGATTCCTCGATTCCGCAGCTCACGTTGCACCGCCTCAACTGCTTCTCGGACCTCTGTCTTGTGAGCCTTCAGACGATTTGCGCCGAGTTCTTTGATCTCGGCGACTCTCTCCTCGAAATGCTCTCGAGGGACGCGCATCAGCCGCAGGTCAGCGCCGATGGTAGCTCTGGCACCCGCCTCGCGGCACTCCTCCTCCGAAACAGCCTTGTAGCCGTCCTCGATACGTCCTTCAGCTTTCGCAGGATCAGCGACGCTGACGTACCGATAGTGATGATCCTTGTCATCTTTGAACTTACCAATGTTGAACTGTCTCGCCTTCGGCCCACGTTCAGGAGCACCAGAGTGCTCAGTGGCCTCCTGCCTCGCCAGCCGATCCTGCATCTCCTTGATCTTCGCCTTCATCACAGTCCTGCTCGGCGACTCGGGTTCAGGCTTAGGCGACACTGGTTGATTCTTCTCGTCGCTCACTGGGCTACTCCTCTCCACTTGATGTAGTCCTCAGGCGTCATGCCAAGGGTCCTGATGATCTCCATCTCCGTCGCGTCGAGAGCTTTGCCGCCGGTAGGCGCAGGCGCGCGAATGTCTGATCTCACTGAAGCACCAGCCGTCGCAACCTGCGTTGCACGAGCCTCATCGACAGCCTTCGCTCGATTCTGTTCGTCGTGAAGCTGAACCAGCTTCTCGAAGTTGCCAGGCTTACCACGAACCCAGGCGATCAGGTCATCCCAGGCCTTGAGCGAGCCCATCGTAGACTTATCAGGAATGGACTCTACTACCGCGTCGAACTCCCTCTCGAACAGCTTGAACTCATCAGGATACCGAAGTCGGGCTTGCTCGCGAGCCGTAGTGGCACTTCCTGCCATCAACGGCTGCAAGCGCCTCGTGACGTTCTCCTCAACGATCCTCGCTTGCCGCTGCTGTAGGTACTCAATGGCCTCGATGGGATTATCCGTATAGAGCTTGTTCAGCTCCTCACGGGTCAACTCCTTCGGAGCCGCTGGGGCTGCAGGCGCCGCTTGAGTCTGCAAAGTCGCCTGCATCTCAGCGACACGCCGACGAGACTCCTCACTGATGCGAAGTGCCTCTTCGAGAGCCTTGACACGAGGATCAGCAGGTGGCTGAGCAGCTGCAGCCACTGCTGCTGCCTCGTCAGCCTTCTTCCTCACTTCGGCATCGGTCTCCTGCTGCTTTAGCCCTGCTTCCATCTCGTCCAGCGTGATATCGACTCTCAAAGGCTGCTGGGCACCAGCCTCTGGCTTAACTGCTGCCGTCATGTGCCGAACCTCCGTATTCAGTGTTGTCGATCTCTTTGACGAGACCAGGTATCATCTCCAGCGCCTTACGGTACGCCAGAACTTGCCCCTGCAAGTGCCGCACGGACAGTGGATCCTGCTCCGCTTCCAGGGACCGCTGGCACTGGGACAGCAGGTCCTCTAGCCGGACCTGTACCAACCGGTATGCCTGGTCCTCCCGCAGGTCCTGTAGGTTGTCCCTGAGCGCCATTGCCGCCTCCCGCTCCAGCGGCAGCTTGGATTGGTCCATTCAGATACTTCTCCAAATCTGGTAAGTAATCCTCTGCGTTCGGGATGTCGTACTTCTTGAGCAGATCACCGAACATTTCGCGAGCTGCCTTCATGACCTCGCCGACCATCATCGCGTATTGCGGCACGCCTAACTGGATTGCCTGTAGTGCTCCCTGACCAGCCTGCAACACCTTCTCGAGATACTGCATCATGATCTGGATTAACGCCAGCTGCATCTGCTGCTGAGCCTGGCGGTTCATCGAGGCGTCAGTCGCAGAGACGTCTATCGCAAATGCGCCGTTGACATTCTCCTGCGTGGCATTGGCGAAGAACTCCTTCACCTGAGCTGCGACTACGTCGTCAGCAAAGATCAGGTCTTCGAGACCGCCAGTACCATACTGAATCCAGATCGAGATGCAGTTCTCCATGATCTCAGAGAACCCGTTACGGAAGTTCTCCAAGACTTCTTCGACTCGACGAGTACCTTCCTGAATCAGAGCCAACGTGCTCGTAGCCGTGGCGCGAGTCCCGATGATCGGCGATTCCCTACCAACTAGGTAGTCGCTCACACCAGTCCGCTTCTCTACCATACCGAACAGGTTCTGCCGCTCGGCAAGAGTCGAGGGATAGATGTCAGAAACAGCGAAGGGAATGAAGTCCTTCGACGGCTCGTCTACAAAGAACACACGGCCGGTGTAGAGACGTGGCACTTGCTCAATGCCAGAGTTCTTCCTGGCAATGAACATGCGGATGTTCGCTAGATAGGCATTGTCGCTAGCCATCCTGTGCCAGCGGGTGATGGCCTTCTGGAAGGGATCAACCATTTCCAGAATACCCATGCCCCAGAGCGAATCGTTAACGACGGTGTACGGAATCAGCGTGTAAGGCTTGCGCTGATGGAAGTACCAGTTGAGCCGGATTTGCAGGAATGTCCGAGTCGGCTTGTGATAGGTGATGACTAGATGCTCCGGCAAGCCATCACCGTTGATGTCGTAGTCACACCATCCTTCGTGAACGATCAGCTCATTTACGAAAGTAGTACGAAGTGCGTACTTGACGGCCTTCTCACGAGCTTCCTCAAGCTGCGTTCGCTCACCAGTAGTCTGCTGAGCGCGGAGCCCATCAACGTTCGTGAGCTTGCCAGAAGCCTCTAGGACCTTGAGCTTCTCCCATGTAGTGCGTTGGCGCTCGAAGAACACTGGACAGTCTTGGACTGTTTGGTAGTTCGATGGGAACAGCGCGTCACCGAGACTAACGCCCAGTACTCGAGGCCCGGCGAAGCGAACTTCCTTGGTCTTGATGACCTTGAACTGATCGTCGTACTTCAGAACCTGGTTCTCATCACGGTCATAGATCGTCTTGAAAATCATCGTGCCCAGCTTAGCGCACTCGAGGATTCTTGGAGACGAAATCGAACGGAGCTTGAGATAGCGCCGCTGGTAGAACTGTACGAAGCGCTCGAGACCAGGAGCGTAATCCTTCACAGACTTCTTCAAAGCCTTGAAAGTGAAGACTGGATCCTGCTTGAAGATGCCTGTGTCCAGCCGAGCGTGGATAGGATCAACTGCCATTGCCCCGACAGGAATTACGTCGCGGCAGGCACCCTTGAACGGCTCGAACTCCAACGCCGCAGGAGGGAGCGCGCGGTAGGCATCTTCCTGATCAGACCACTGCTTGATCTTATCTGCTGCTGCGTTCTCGAGGTCTTGAAGCCACTGATCGACCCAGATGGCGAGCTTGTCCTGCTGCTCCTTCGTGATGTCTGACAGGATCGGCGGTGGAAAGTCAGCACGCTGCTGCGGAGCTACAGGAGCTGCCCCCTGCTCTCCAATTACCATCGACTCGCCAGGTCGAGGAGTTTCAGCCCCCTGAAATACGAAGTCGCTCCCACCACTAGGATAGGTCATAGGCGCCCGGAGGGTGCGCTGCGCGCGGGGTGGTGCGGAGACAAGCGACGGCGCGCCGCGTACGCACGGTCCTCCGCTGCTTCCTTAGCCTCCGAAAGGCGTCTCCGATGGAAAAGTAGAGGCGCGTAGATGTACTCTCTAGCTTGCCAGCTCATTGGAGGCACAATGAGCAGTTGGTCCCTATCGTTTGCCCAGCGCTCGACCGTGAGGCCAGCATCTAGTGGCACGGAGAACGTGTCGATTGACATCTACGGCCTCGCCGAGGTCGTGAAAGCCACAGTCACCATCTTGCTCTTCGGCGCATACCAGAGTCGTAGTTCATTTGCGAGCCCTTTCATACACCACAAAAGAATGAGCTTTGTCTCGGAGCGACAGTCACTATCGCGATGCGGAGGTGGTGGAAGCAAGCCCGGCCACAGCCTCCGCGCTACGTGATCAGCGCGTGATGCAAGCTTGTACGTACGGTGTCGAGAGGTTCTTTTCATTGCCTCAGAACGCTCTGACGTAAGGGAGCGAATCGCCTGGCGCAAAGACGCTATCGCCACGCGCCGCGGCTTCGAGCGCATGTGCGAGGCCGACCAGACCCGCTGCGCTAATGAGTGACGTAGAAGTCCACGTCGCGTGACCCGGTGTGCTCGCTACGATCCAGCATCCAGACTTCGCGCAATACACGTTCGTCGTCGCGAGAGAGTTTGAGGTCTGGAAGCGTACGGTGTCTGTAACATTGCCGAGATCGACAGCAAGCTGGCGCATGGCTGTGGCGTAGCCTGACACAGTACTCGGACGCACGAAGAACGCTGCGCCACCGAAGGCACCGAACGAGTCTGATGTCGTATCGCGTGCAAACGTGTAGATCCGCTTGACGCCAGCAGAGTCTTGTCGCAAGATCATGATGCGACCGTTACGAAGCCTCACATCGGCGTAGACGCCGTTGAAGGGCAGCGGCGCGCGTGCCATGATAGTTACCTGCCCGCTCGCGTGTACCGTCCCGATGGTCGCCGTAATCAGCGCGCTGCCTAGGCTGACGGTCGTGATCCACCCTGCCGTGTCTATCGTAGCGACCCCCACAGTTCCTGAGGACCAGACCACGGGCTTCGCCATGACAGCGCCACTCGCGTCGAACACCGTCGCGCTGAATCGCAGCACCTGCACCTCGCCAAGCCGGATACTCGCCGAGACCGGGGATACGGTAATCCCTGCCACAGCGGGCGGAGGTGGTAGCGCCGTCACCGTGACGAGCGCCTGTCCGCTCTTACCGGCGTCTGTCGCGCGAATCGTGGCCGAGCCCGCCGCGAGGCCCGTCACTCCACCTCCGCTGCTCACACTGGCGATGCTCGGAGCGGTGCTGGCCCAGGTGAAGCTCTGGCCCGCCATCACGGCGCCATTCTGATCGCGGGCCGTGGCGGTAAGCGACACCGTGGCCCCTACGAGGACGCTGGCCGTAGCAGGCTGCACCGTGACAGTCGTGACGACGAGTGGAGGCGGTGGTGGGGGTACTGTCGTCGCCACGAGGTAGGTATCGGCCACCCAGCCCCTGGGGAGCGTCCCCGCGAAGGCCACATCCCAGCGGCTCCAGCGATCGCCATCGGACGAGGTGTCGAGCACGGGGCCGCCCATGATCGTCCCGGTAGCCCCCACAGGGGCGGTCGCCAACACGTTGGAGGACGTGTTGCCGTGGAATGGGCTGGAGCGGATATACGCCGCTTGGGTTGTTTTCACCCCCTGCCCGACGGTGAAGCGCGGCGTCGGGAGAGCTGCGAGGGCCATCGCCCGTCCCGCTGGCGGCGGGGGCGGATTCTCCTTGTTGGGACGCTCGCCGCCGCACGATGCTAGCAAGGCGAGCAGAAGCAGCTTTTTCATGGAGTGTCACTCCCAAGCTGACGGATGATGAAGCCTGCGAGCCACGAGACGCCAGAGAAACAGACTCCGAGAACGAGTGATCTGACGGCGATGGTCCCGGTGACGGCGGCAGTAGACAACGCAGCTTGCGCGAATGTCAGCGCAGCCGCCACGGTCCCGTTGATCGCTGCATGCAGAACCTTCTTGCTCATTTCCCCCTCCTAGACTTGCCGGCCTTCTTCAACGACGCAGCGATTGCTTGCGCGTCCGCACGTTCCTTGCCGAACTTGCTCTTCGTATGCGCGTATGTCGCACCAGTGTGAAACTCTGCTATGTTCTCAGAGACTACCTTCCTCGACTTTCCTGGCTTGAGTGGCATCAGCTTGCTCTCCGTAGGCAGGGGTGCAGTTTCTCATGGCACTCGTCGCATCTCACTTCTCCATTCCTCGGGTCAATGACCAGATGAATAGCCACAGCCACCCTGCGACGATGATGCACAGTATGAGCAACGCGACCACAAGATCGGCAACGGTAACCATCTCGTTCAAGTACTTCCTGACGGAATCTCTGATACTCTGGAGTCGCCGCAAGCGTCCTCCTAAGGATTCCCCACTTAGCGAGGAACACACGCCTGGTGATTTGACAGAAGTGACGCTTCCGAAGGAGCGCCTTCATTTGCTTTATGACGGCCGAAGCTGGCGTAGCCGCGCTTGTACAAACCGGTACAAGTATCATGGCATCGTCACTTCGCCGTAGGCACCGTAGCGTCCGTCTTCCGGGTCCCACCCCATATCTTCCAACTCCCCAGGGGTGTACTCCCCCGCGGCGTCTTTCCCTACGGGCGCGCGCAGGCCGTAATCGTCAAGACGCCGTAGCAGCCTCGCTTCCGACTCCCGATAGCGGCGCCAGCGTTCCGGAGAAAGAATCCCTCTCCAAAGCTGAAGTTGAAGGGCGAGCGCGTCTGCCACGTCGTCGTGCTGCCCGAGCGGAAACTCAGCCAGCTCGCTTCGGAGGATGTGTTGAGTGGGAAGTACATAGAGTCGGCCAGTGGCAGCGATCGGCTGGAGTCCACGCACGTGACTTTTCTGAGGTCCTCCTGGCTTGACTGGAACCACGTGAGCATAGACTTCCTGCCTCTCACACTCCGCAAGCAGATGATACTTCAGCGACATCTCATAGCCGACCTTCTGAATCCCGATCACTCGAGGATGGAATCGCTTGATCGACCAGATGAGGTGTGCCACCACCTCGAGAGGATTGCCTCTCTTGCCCCAAGCATCAAGGACAATGGCATCGCCGGTATCGGTCGTACCGCAGGTGACGATCGCATCCCTATCCGAAGTCAGCTTCTCCCCGTACCTCACATCTACGGTGGTAGTTATGTCGAGGTCTTTCAGCTCCACTATCTTCTCGATCTCGCCATCTCGACCGTAGAGAACTATACTTTCTTCGTCTGTCGCAAAGCGCCAGAACTTCAGATCTTGCACGTTGAAGTCTTGCACATCCGCGTTCCGTGGCTGATTCATGTACAGACACGAGAACATGTACTCTCCCATATGCGGATCGTTACGAATCTCCGCTAGGGTCTCCATCGAGAACCGCTCTGGCCAGATCGGCCCTCCATCCTCAATCGCTGCGCGGATGTAACGTGCTAGCCGTGTTCCGAAGCGTTGCATGAAGTACGAGTAGACATCATAGAACGCCCACCGCGTTCCAGTGATGTCAACTGTGTCGATCGAGGGATTGTCCATCAGCGACATGAGCTTGCTGATGCGGGTGATTACGTCATCCATCACCAGTTTCGACTTCGCTGCTTCTTCTGATATGAGATCGTCGAGTGAAAGGTGGGTATAGTGTCGTGAGGTCATCGCGCCTGTCATTCCGATAGCATCGAACGTCGGAGATGCGTAGACCCCTTGCCTTACAAACGTCAGCGCTTCCTGACTCCACTGGCGTGGATCGCTAGGGATGAGATGTGAGTATAGCGCCCGGAATCGACGGTTGGATTCAGCGTGTGTGCGGATGGAACTCAGAAAGCGCTGAGCGTTTGTGGCTGTCTCATTCGCGATGAGAATGCGAGCTTCAGAGTTCTGTACTAGCTTCTGCATGTTCTTGCCGATAGTGATGCAGGAGGTCTTGAGATGGCCTCGAGGTATCAGTGTCAGCTTGAACCGTGCTGGGTTCTCGTCATGCCACGTGCAAAGCGAACCGTGGCAATTCTCGGTAAGATCCACGTACCCGAGAACTCCCTTACAGAACAAGAAGAGGTTGCGCGAAGCGGCTTCCGCCAAGTCTCGCCGGATGTCCTCTGGCTGACGGACGATCGAGTCGTCCAGGTTCGGCAAGTCCTTAGGCGGATTGAGCATCAGCTCGGTGGCGCCTCCGAGAAGTCGAGGTACAGTTCCGTACCTTCTTCCATCACCTTCCTGAAGAAGGCTATCGCGCCTTTCGCGTCTCGCGATAGCGTCATTGCCAGTGTCAGGTTCGGCGTGTGCTTCCAGAACTGCTTGTTCTCGTGAGACGGATCGTCCTTGTAGACTGCCGCGAACATTACCTCCACATCGCTGTCGTCCCACTTGCCGTAGTACTTCATCGACGAGATCTTGATCTTTGCCCTCACCATGTTGCCCCCTATCTGACCTTCCCGTTGGAACTAGGCACAGCCCGAAGGTCGTCCACGAGCTACGCCGTTGGTACTATCCCTTCACCCGCTTCAGGCGCGGGTTGAGCTTCTTCGCCGCCGGGCTCGCCTTGCGGGATGCGTTCGCCAGGATCGCTCCCGCGCTCTTCTGGCCGTATCCGTGCTTCGCGATCTCCGCCTGAATCGCCTTGAACCCTGGGTGCTTTGCCATTGGTAGGTTCTCCCTCATCGACTTTGACAAAATCGCCAGCGGCGATAGGAAGAAACTTCTCCTTCACCCTGGCGCCAGCTACGAGCGCGGCTGCGAGTTCTTTCGCATCGGTGCCGTCGAGGTGAAACGCGGTCACCGTAGCTTTGAATGTCTTGGATGTTTCTGGGTTACGATCGAGGATGTCACTAGACGCGCGCAGCGCTACATGCTCATTCTGCGAAGTCATGAGGCCCTTCATCGTCAAGAGCGCTCGTCTCGACAACTTCGCAATGATGGAGCTCAGCGCTACCGTGTCGTCTGCGATCTGCTCGTCGACTTCGCTCATAAGCCTGTTGATGGTCTCGTTGCCTGAGGAGCTGAGGATAGTGAGGTACGCTGGATGTAGCCCGACCGCTTCGCAAGCTGCCTTCTTCGTTGGGACAGCTCCCGACGCATACAACCTCGCAGCCATCTTTGCTCGTGGCCCGGGGTTGATCTGTTGAAAGATCTCTCTCCTCGTCCGCGAAGCGCCTGGCACACTCAGTATCCCTATGAAAATTGGCTGGTCGCAAGATAACATCCATATCGCGTCTTGTCAACAGGTGCGCAGCCCCTTGTACAATCCCGTACCAGTTGGGCGCAGCTCAGTGGGTGCGTTTTTTTGCTGCGCGAAAAGTTGAGAGCAGCTATCCCTTTTCCTGCGATCGTGTTTCGGGGCTAGCCCGGGGGCGGCCTCGGGCCTGCGTCTGCCATCGCCGCATGTTGGTGTCGCGACAGTGACACGGTGATGTCGTAACCCACGTTCCCTGACATCATCGTGACGGTGTCGCGACAGCTGGGTGGGTGGGTCGCGATGTCGCGACACAGTCGGGATGGTGTCAGTGGGACGCGACCCCATTGGTGCAACATCTTGCACGCTGCAATGTGGTCACAACATTGTAACATGGCAACATGTTATCCCACAACATGTTATGAAAAAGTGTTGCAAATGTGCAGCAGATATCACCAATCACGAATTGGTAACATGTTGCAATGCAACGACTTACGTATGGCACATGGGTTGCATTACCATGTTGGTGCGACCGCCAACATGGGCGGCACGCCAACATACACGCATGGTAACATGCGGGGTGGAACAGATTCGCACGAGCCCTGACGCGTGAAAACGTCCATTGTTGGACACGTGTTACCCCCAGCGAATCGGGCCCCCAGCCGTGCGGTGGAAATCTGATACGCGACGCGTGGCGGCAACGTTCACGATGTGAACATCCCACGCAATCACACGGGAGTTTTTCCCATGTCTACCGACATTGCCGCCATTCTGAACAAGCCGAGCGACTTCGGTTTCGAGTTCGTCACCGAGAGCGTGAAGAAACAGGGCCACAACTTCCCTGGCGTCCCGCTGATCGTAGTGCGTGACCTGGGCAAGTTCGACGCTGCCTTCCCTGGCGTGGCCAAGAAGGCCTTGGATAGTTCCTCCATCCGGGTCAGTGGTCAGCGCATCGTCCGAGACGCTGCCTACGACGGCGTGAAGGACACGAACGAGTTGAAGATGCGCCTCGTCCGGTGGCTTCTGGGTATCGAGCAGCCCCAGGCCATCTACGTGGGTCCGGAGGGTCGTAAGTTCGCGACCGAGAAGGAGGCCGAGGAGGCCTGGATTGAGTACGTGAGCAGCAAGTAGCAATCAGTTCAGCCGCTACGCGAAGCGTGAGAGAGGCCAAGAGACGAGTACGCTCTTGGCCTTTTTTGCGTTCAGTAGGGCTATCTTATTGTTCTTCTCCCGGAGAATCCTCCCATTGTGCTTTTTTCGTAAAGAGCGAATCGCGCGAAGTTGTAGTTAGTGAGTGAGAGAGAGAGAGAGAGAGAGACATACCTTAACCGTAACGCCTCTTACGAAGGACGAGTTGGAAAACAAAGTACAATACCAGGATCGTCCGGGAGAAGAAGAACAAGATAGGTCTCCTCGATGCTTCGCATGCGCTTCGCACGCTTCGCGAGCTGCGAGGAGGCTATTGACGCTTGGCGTCTATTGACATCTCTAGAGAGATTGATTATATTGGGGCGACCACGAATCTTGGGGACGTCTCGGTGATAAGGCCAGAGATAGCAGTTCAGATCAACAAGCTGCGCGCTGAAGCAGGCATGCCGCCTCTCGATCCTGCGAAGGTAGAGTCAGTTAGCCCATTCCAGTACAAGCCACCAGTATCGAGAGCAGTCGCAATAGCAGGACTATTCATCCTAGGAGCGAGCTACGGGCAGCTCATGGGGATGTTTGGAGTCTCGCAGAGCACAGTCTACGATGCTGTTAGTCGTCACGTTCCGCCGGCGCTTCGCGAGCTGAGGCCGAGAGGAAGGGGGAAGTCCAGGATACCGTTTGAGCTAGCATCGACGTACTTAGAAGCTGTCAGCCGAGCTGGTAGGCATACTAGTGCTGTCACACTCGCAGCAGCAGTGCAGCAGCTTGCAGAGCCAGATACCTTAGAACCAGAATCGAGAGTAGGACCATGAGAAAGACACTGATCTATTCCACCTTTCCAGAGCTGAAGCCTCTAGCGTTCGTAAGCGATCCAAGCGATGCTTACAATCTCATTACCACGAAGCAAGAGTTGGCTCGGGAGCAGCTTCGTGGCCGGCAGGAGAAAGCTGACACTGTAGGCGGTGAGGTACCGCACCTCGCGCTCGACCGCTGGAACTCTGCCAAGTGTGTCGAAGTGGAGCTACTGGAATAACTTGACCTATTGACATCTCGGTCAACATGATGTATCTTCCCATATTGGCAAAGTCGGGTCCATAACTGAACCGGGAGGTGGAAGATGAAAGGCGACTACGACCAGGCGATCCTGGATGCGATGCAGACGATGGTAGCAGTCCTGATTCGGATCGCTGAAGCGCTCGAGGAGGCTAACCGATTGGAGGGAAATCACCCAAGTCGGATTTGATGCCACTTGTACGGGTTTGTACAACTAACACGGGAGTGTCTGGCCATGATTAATCTCTTCTTTCTTCGCGCCAAATGGACTCGCTCGAAGCGGAAGCTAATTGCTCCGCCGCCAGTCGCGCTGATTCCTCGCGCGGACGACATCAAAGTGGGACTTGGGCAGTACTTTGCCACACATCTCCATATGGGCCGGCTGTGGACCGAGCAGCTCTGGTTCGAGTTGCAGTGGTTCGTCCAGTCCATGCGTGGTGAGCTGCCGCCAGAGAAGCATCCGATTAAGAACTACACCATACTCCATATCTCGCTTCCAGGGCGCAGATACCTCATGGCCCTCGAAGCGCTAACGACTCGACTCGGAGTTAAGCCTGAACATGCCAGACCCATTGTGGGTCAGGATATCTGAGCTGACGCTCAAGCTTATCGAAGCAGAGAACGGACCTGTGCCTATGAGACAATTCGCTTTGCGGCACGTTCGTCGTATAGGTGGAGCGGTCTACATCTACCTAGAAGGCAGCATTCTCGCAGAGATTCTCAGGCGCAAACAGAAGTCGGAGACGATAGACGACGTGATACTCAGACTATTCGAGGTGTGATATGGCGGATCAGTACGTGGTACTGCAAGGCGGTGACCTCCATCCTGCCTGCGTCAGCACAGTCTATGGGCCATTCGACTCGCTGGAGCTTGCTAAGGCCTTTGCGGTAGCGCAGGAGACGTACTCACCTGGGGATGATGTAGAAGTGGTGCTGCTCAACGTGAAACGGGAGGGCACATGAAGTTGCTAGCTCGCTGGTTCATCGACTGGGGGATGTGGTATGTACTGTTAGTGTGGATTGCTCTCAATGCGCTGGGAGACGCAATCCCGCCTCAGCATCCACCACTGTGGGAGCCCTGTGCTCCGACGGACTGTGTGAGGCAATAATGGGCTACTATCTCGAAGTACCGGAGCGCAACAACAAACGCGCTCAGCTTATCAAGCTCCACGGTGCGGAGGATGCTGGATTCCCACCAGCTAATTTAGCACAAGTTCCGAAGGGCAAGATGCTGATCTGCGTAGTGGAGAATGGTGTCTTCGACGCAGCAGGAATCGCCTACAGCGATGAGGAGCTGAAGAGGTTCAAGGCTCCTGACAGCAGGCCGAAAACGTGGCTGCTGATAGACACAGAGGAAGTGGTCAAGATGATGCCACACCTCACTGAATACCTTCGCGGAGAAAGGGACTGGTGATACTAGCTATGACACGGGAGATCAGCTATCAAGCGCGCCTCGCGCGCCAGACGAAGAACTACCTGGTGTATGAGTACGGAGCCAATCTTGAAGGCAAGCCATTTCAGTTCTACGTGCCCAAGACTGATCTCGAAGGCACGCCGACGAAGCTAGTGCTTAAGCTGGATCAGGAAGTAGAGCCTGCCCATGTATAGCCCAGCTTCGCTCGCAGAGCGAGAAGCCTTCCTGCTCGCGCTCCTCAGCAAGCCGAAGGAGTACCACGGTTCGTACATACTCGAGAAGATCAGATATGCCATGAACCCTGGTATGAGTGCAGATATGCTCCAAGCCGCGCTCGATGAAGTGAATCAAACACGCTATGCAGCGTTCCTGGAGATAGGAGAAACGAGACCATGAAGAAAATCTACGCGGCAATAGAGCTCTCGGACAACGAGTATCTTGTCCTCGACGCGCTCACATGCGCTGAGGCCGAAGGCGAGACACCGTGCAACTGGACATGGCTGAGCGAGGAGTACGAATCGCTGAGCGATGTGACAGAGTCGATCGTAGATGTCCTCTATCGACTTCAGGCTCGAAGCATGGCTAAGCAGGAGATAATCACAACCCTGTGGTCGCCCACACAGTGGGGAAGAGACGTGATGCAGTTCGCCGAGAAAACTGCAAGAGAGGAACTATGAAGAAAATCCACTGGACTCAAACGAAAGCGGGCAAGGACAAGCTTGCTCTGCGGAGGAAGCATGACACGCTCGGCAGCAGCGAAGAAGCACACATCATCTACGCCTTCGGCCACACACAAGCCTGGCTCCAAGTCTACGCCGACAGCGTGGGACTCCCTTCGCCCGCTGTTGCCTACAGGGTGGGCGAGCTACTTCGACGCTCGGCGCGCAGGCCGGTATTGGGGGCTTAGCTTGCGCTGCCCACTGTGCGGCAAGACGCCTCCGGCAGAGCTGCACTACGGTCATCGTAGGTGGCGCTGGCTCACGGTGCATGTTGCTAGTCATCACAAGCCCAGACTGAGGAAGATATGAACAAGCCAAGTGAGCCGCTCGATCTGCGCGCCGTGGAGGCGCGATTGGGCCAGTTAAGAATCGCCCCCATTGTTGCCCCTACTTATCGTAAGGATGCGCGGATGCTCCTCGCTGCGCTGCGAGAGACACGGGCGATTGCTGCTGATCTTGCCTATTACGCCCGTATGGTCCAGTCAAGCGGACCAACGATGACAAAGTATTGGGCCGTGCTCGCGTCGTGTGCGGACGGCGGGCCTCCCTCGGAGGGACCATGAATATCTTCGTCTTTGGTTCCAATCTCTCAGGCGCGCATGGAGCTGGAGCTGCGGCACATGCGTCGAAATATCACGGAGCTGTTCACGGTCAGGGAATAGGGCTCCACGGAACGAGCTACGCTATCCCCACGAAAGACTACGCCATCAAAACGCTGTCGCTGGGAGAGATCAAGTGGTATGTAGACGAGTTCATTCTATGCGCTAAGTCGCATCCTCAGCACCAGTTCGAGGTGACTCGCATTGGCTGCGGCTTAGCAGGGTACCGTGACGAGCAGATCGCTCCGCTGTTCAAAGACGCTCCGGAGAATTGCCGTCTCCCACATGGATGGAGGGATGAGTACAATGGCTAGTACGGCGCTGACCCTTGTGCGCAAGTTCGGCATGAGTGAGCACTCACTAGTCCAGATGCAGATGAGGCACTGGATCAGAGAAGAAGTGCTCCGATCCCGCGTCTCTATCGGCTTCAGTCCAGACAACTCGCCAAGGAAGTGGAGGGCCTACGGACTGACCTGTTACGTTCGAGACGGGCCTTACTGTCTAAACGGCTATGTCATCGTGCCAGAGGATCACAAGTGGTACAAGATTCACTACGACGAATGTCCTAAACAATGTAGAGTAGATTGTTGTGACCACACTCCAGAGAGCATCATCCAGGTTCACGGAGGAATCACCTACTCCTGCCTCAGTGAAGAGGGATGGGTCTTCGGCTTCGACACGGCACACTACGGAGATGCTATATCGCTTCCTGGCCTCGAGATGGAAGGTCGTCACTGGGACGTGCATGACGTGGCTGACGAAGTGGATAAACTGGCGGCGCAGTTAGCTTGCTGGACCTATTGACATCTGTGGCAACATAGCATATATTGGGGGGTCCAAAGTGCAGCGCCATGAAACGGGAGGGAATGACCATGCAACTCGGTGAAGTAGTGCGGGAGTTTGAACAACCCGCTCCGAATCAAATCACTATCCCCGATGTAGTCCCCGAACCGCAGCCGAAGGCGCCTGTGGAGCCGGAGCTCGTACCCGCATGAGCAACGATCTCATCGGGTACCGCACCTGGCTCTTGAAGATCGGGTCGAAGTACCTCGTCAGGGAAACTGATGACGGCGGCTGGGAACGATACGCAGCCGGCCCACCCACTCTCAGGCTCTGCTCACTTTCGACTGAGTGCTATTGGAATGGGCCAGTTCAGCACTCTGGCCGTGCTCCAAGTGGGGTTAATTGTAGCGGTCTATACGCGCTCAAGACACTTGAAGCTGCTGCCGACTACAGCCCCAATCCCGTCGTAGGTGAAGTAGCGATGTGGGGAAAGATCGTACAGCATGCACACGGTTGGCGCGCGGAGCACATGCTCATCAAGCGGTTGGTTCTGCTTATGTGCCGTCTTCCACTCTCCGACGCAGGTTCCCACATTAAGCAAGTTGCTGTGTTAGGGAAGATTCTCGAAACGCGCTACCAGTGCGACGTGATAGTAGATGCGAGCGAATCATGGCTCAGTCCTACTGAGAGGTTCTTGAATAGACTTGCCAGCGGGACTCTCACTTCTACAGAACTTGAGCAACTCGCGAAGGAGTTATCGTGAAGTTCCACCCTCAACCGTACAAGAGGAGGTGAATCAGATGACTCTCACGACAGTTTCCGCTCCTGAGGGCTCGCATTTTGACTTCGAGGAGGTCAAGACTGCCAAGGGCTCGAAGTCGCTCGGCCAGGTACCCATCCTGGTCTGGGACAAGCTCGGAGCAATCGTAGGGGCCTTCACAGAGGAGATGGTGCTCAGCTCTCTGGACGGTACTTCGCCCAGGGTATCCTATCAGGGCATCGCTCGTCGGATGAAGCTCCAGGGCAAGTCGGACGACGAGATCGCTCAGGCGCAGATCGAGTTCAGACCTGGCACGCGAGTGGTCGGCGCTGCGACGCCAGTCAGCCGCGCAACGAAGGCGGCGAAGCAGGCGGCAGAGAAGGTCAGCGGCGACACCATCGCTGCGTTCCTGGAGAAGGTGGCAAAGGGGGAGATCAGCGAGGAGGATCTGGCGGCTTTGACCAGCGTCAATTCGTAGCTGATCTAGCTGTATGAAGCAAAAGTGGGGTAATACCCACTCCCTCGGGCGATAGGCAAAGACGTGGATATAACAGCCTGTCGGCGACACTCCCCTCGAGGCCACGGACATGGAGCGAAAGCGGATGAGAGGCTGCGGATTGTTCGTCTCTCTGGAGTCCGTAGAGGAAGTGACGGAAAGGCTTGTGACCGCTAGAACCGGCACATCCCGTAAGGGCCCGCCACAGCAGGGTTCGAGTCCCTGCCGCTCCTCTGACTGTACAAGTAGCGTGTGAAGGCGGTAAGACGCCCGAGGATGTCTGGAAGACCAGGTTGTTGGAACGGAACCGCACGCTCGTTGAAGCCGAGCAGTCTGAATCCAGCGACTCGGTCCTGAGAAACAGGTTGACGCTACTTGTACAAACCCGTACCAGGCAATAGGACAATCAGTGCGAGATGACTTATGCTCTTGCCCCATAAACAGAGCTTGGGGAGCCCGTCAAACTTTGGGATGTTACTGTGGTTCCACTTAACGCGGGAGACTACCATGTTCGGAGAAAACGACTTTGAGGAAGATGCTGAGACTCCTATCGGCCCCGACACGCCGGAGGAGGCGAGCTTGGCAGAGGACGCAGCGAACGGCAGCGCGTGTTCGGAGTGCGGAGTGTACTTCGCTGAGGCTCACGGGTTCCCAGTTCTGTGCCAGAGCTGCTGGGACGCCACTACCGAAGTTGACCACAAGGATATGGGCGTCCAGCTCGCAACGCACGAAGAGATCTCATGAGCGCGCCGGCGGAGCCTCAGACTGAGGAACTCCGTAAGAAGTGGGATCGAGATGGGGCGCTGCATCACGTCTGGCTAGCGCTTCACCTTGATAACACTGCGGACTGCCTCGCGCAGATGGAGTACAAGGACGTGGGTCTCGACGCGGAGAAGCAAGCTCGGCGAGTCACTGTCCTCGCTATGTGTAGGAAGTTCGTCGAAGTGGACAGAGACAAAGAGCTGGAAGCTGCCTGGCACGAGCTTGGCATGTATCTGGGCAACCAGGGAAAGATTCCCATCTTCGGACTGCCACTTGACAGCCAGGCCTGAACCGTCAACAGTCTTCGTGACCAACATGTCTCCTGACCATAACTACGGGTCGGCAGAGAAGTTTGGCGCGCTCAGGCCAGTGACAAGTGGCAACTACCCGGTGTTCAAGAGCGCTCGACTGCTGGAGGAGATTGCCAGCGTGTTGGCGCATAGCTCACCGACCGACTATCTCCTATTCAGCGGATCATCTTTCGTCGCAGGAATCTGCCTCGCTACGTGGCTGCTAAAGCACAAGGAGTGCCACGCTCTGCTCTATGATCGCACTCAGCGAGGCTACGTTCCTCGAGTAGTTAAGAAAGATGATATCATCATGCAGCTAGAAAAGACACGAGATCGAATGGAGATGAGATGAGCGACTTCGTAAAGATGGGACCAGGGCTGCTCGAAGGAACGATGCAGGCTCTGCTCGAAGCAAGGAAGTCGGCGCGAGCTGTAGAGACCGTGGCTGATTCGCTGATGCCGTTGGCGAACGAGGAGACTGTGAAGAAGCTCGAAGAGGTTCGCGAATCGGCAGCGAAGATGGCCTACACGTTGCAGAGCATCTACAACCGCAACGCTAAGGAGGCGTTCGGTACTAAGGAGTAATGAAACAAATGAAAGTAGATAACTTCACGCTGGAGCAGTTCGTCTGTCCTGCAAAGTACGATCTGCGAATCAATCAAGGAGTCGTACCGATACGCAAGAAGCCTTCACTGAGCTTCGGCGGAGTGATGCACTATGGGCTGGCAGAGTGGTACAGGACCGGTAAGCTCTCTGCCGCCCTTGCCTCGATTCACGCACATTGGCCAGATGTCATGCCGAGCGACGACTTCCGGACAGAAGC